AGGTGCGGCCCGTGCTGCTCTTGATGGTCAGGTTCTGCACGACCAAGGTGCCGCTTAGCTGGCTGGTGTTGCCCGGATCGCAGCCGTCGCGCAGCTCGATCGTGTTGTTGCCGGCATTCAGCGATCCGTTGATCTGCAGGTCACCACCCACCGACAGCGTTCCACCACTGTTGGTGATGGCGGCGGTGCTTGCGAACGTAGCCGAAGAATCGACGGTCAGCGCGCCGCCCAGATCCAATGTTCCCTGCATGTCCAGCGCAGAGCAGGACAGGTCTACGGCGCCCCCGGGCGGGACAACCAGAGAGCTGCCCGGTGGATAGGACCACTGGGCAGCGGCGTTGGAGGACAGTAGAAAAGCCAAGCCAACCCCGGCCAGCCATCGCGAAAGTGAAAAAGTCATCAAACAAGCTCCGCTGGGCATCAAGACCGCACGGCACAGTCACAGTAATGCGCCAAAAGTGTCAAGTATTGTCAACTGAAACAATATGCAACGCATTGAAATCTTCGATCAAGAACTCGTTCGCGTTTTTGTTGTCATGGGCGCTGGGTTTTCGCTTTTTCCAGCGTTAGGTGCACCTCCTGATTCAACAGATGCATGGAAACCTCAATCTCCTGACTGATCGCCTTGACCTGATCGCGCTTGTTCGGTGCGTCGCTAGCCTGCACGCTGCGGCAGAACTTGCGGAGGTCCAACGCCGCGATCTGGTCGGACAGCAGGCGGTGCACCGAGTCCCGCATGGACTTCTGGATCTCGCGCGCGCGCATGATACGCAGGGAGCGGTTGCTGCCCATCACCAGCAGGGCCATGGCCACGGACCAGGACTTGGCACCGCCGCGCCCGCCGTACATGACCTTGAAGCGCTTGGGCTGGAACAGGCCGCGCAGCTTCGCGGGGAACTCGACCCGGACGCGCGAGCGGTCTACCTCGTAGTCCTCGGCGAAATCTGGTTCCGGGTCCTCGCCGGCCAGGTGCGCGGCCTGCAGGCTGGCGACAGCAAGTTCATGCCCCCTCCCCGTCTCGCGGATCGTTCTCCCGTGCCGGCGCATCCACGAAGTGCAGCTCGAAGTGGCCCACGTTGCCGCCGCCGTTCGGCCCCTTGCCCGCGTCCTTGTCGTTCATGCCGAAGGCCTGGCGCTCCATGTCCACCACGATGCGCAAGCTCTCGGCCAGCACCTTCATGGTCTTGGAGCGCTCCGGCAGGCTGATGACCTTCTGGTAGAGGTCGTTCAGCTTGTCCATGCCGTTGTCGTCGGGCGAACGCAACATCTCGCCCAGCTCCTGCAGGTAGCCCACCGTGTCCGCGTCCGCCATCTGCTCAAGCTCATCCAGCAGCGCATTGGTGATCTTGCGCGCCCGCTGGATGTCCCGCCTGTGCGCTAGCCGAATCGTGGCCACAGCCTGCGCATTCGCGTCCACCACCTCACGTTCGGACGCAGTACGCTCCGCGCGTACCTCGCTGCGTACCGCCTCCTTGCGTACCAGCTGCTCGGCCTTCTCCTGGATGCGCTCCGACAGGTCCCGGCTCCAGTCGTCACGCTTCGCGCGCTTGCGGATCGCTCCCTCGCTGATGCCCTGCTCTGCTGCGATCTGCCGAAGGCTCTTGATGCCGGCCCGGTAGTCCAGCTCGATGCGCTCCCACTGGGGAGTGTGCTTCTGTTCCTTGCTCATCCTCCCGAAGCTGACAGGCTTGGGACGGCATAACGCAACGCAACCCTGAGGAAGATGCTCTGTCGCAGGGCATGCAGGCGTACTAGCAAAACAATCGCCCTGAACGCCGGCCCTGTGCCGATCCACACATGAAGTCCTGGCGATGCGCAAAAAACAAAGCCCGCATTTGCGGGCCCTGCTTCCATCACAGACTAGCTTTTGCGCCTACTGCAGCCTCAAGGGCGCAACGATCGGCGAGGGAAGGCCAATCTGAGCTGCCGTAACGGGCTGCAGCAGCCAGCCGTACTGGCCCCCGGTAGAGGTTCCGCAACTCGAATTGTCAAACCCTGTGATACCTGTCGGCATAACGGCCAGGACCGTTCCGTTGGCCTGAGGTGTAGCCGACGTCACCATGAATGAGCCCAGCGAAAGCGACCATACAACCGTCTTGGCGTAGATGGAGCTTGCCGTCGTGGGACTGCCTGAATTCAAGTAACCTTCACCTGAGCAGTTGCCAGGGCCCGTGCCTTTGTAATAGATCTGAGAGTTGGGAAGCGTCCCATCCCAAGACATCACCATCAGGTGGCCGGTGCTTGTCACAAGGGTGATGTTGTTGCGAGCCGCGCTCACCACCTTACCCAGGGTCACATTGTTGGCGTCAACCAAGGTCACGCCGCCGCCGGCAGGACCAGCAGGCCCGGTAGCGCCCGTGGCCCCCGTATCGCCTTGAACGCCCTGGATACCTTGTGGCCCTGTCGCTCCCAAACCTCCTGATGCTCCCGTCATGCCGGTAACACCTTGCACACCCTGGATGCCCTGAGGACCCTGCGGACCCGTCGCACCAGTGCTGCCCGTAGGGCCGGTGGCACCAGTAGCGCCAGTCACCCCTGTCGGACCTGTCGCACCTGTCACGCCTGTGGCACCCGTCTGACCCGTGGCTCCTGTCACGCCCGTGGCGCCTGTCGGTCCTGTTACGCCCGTCGATCCAGTAACACCTGTCGAGCCCGTGGCTCCCGTCGCCCCGGCGCCTGTCGGACCTACGGGACCGACAGCCCCTGTGGCGCCCGTGGGTCCTGTTGCCCCCGTCGCACCCGTGGCTCCTGCGCCAATGCCTGGAGCGCAATGCACCAGTTGTCCCGTCACGCCATCGACACACAGCAGCTGGCTGCCAGTGGCGGTATCGGCCGGCAAAGCCGGAACCACCACTTCACCTGTGTTCTGTACGCGCAGACGCTCGGCCCCTGCCGAATTTTTGATAATGAAATTGCCGCCTGGAGGCATGGTGATGCTGACATCAGCAGCCTGCGCCGCAGGCGCGAGAAAGCCCGCGCTCAGGCACAAAGCAAAAATCAGGCGAGAAGGTATGGTGGTTTCTTTACGGGACATAGTTCAACTGCCGTTGGGATAGAAGCACTTGAGCACCCTGTACCAAACTCATGGCCCAGGATGCCGGGAAGTAATGACCAATTCAGGAGGGTGTGCGGCCGCGGCGTTGGCGAAGAAGAGCCAAGCCACCAAGCATCAAGCTCATCAACATCAGCCCATAGGTACTGAGCGTGGGAATGCTTGCCGGAGAAGTCACCACCGGTGCCCCGATCTGCACATTTCCAGGTACGGCGCTACCGCTGGGATTCGACAGCGTGGCGCCAGGCCCCATCGTGACGACGGCAGTGCCAGGGCCAGACGAAGTCAGCACGACCGGCCGACCAGGAGTTCCCAAGGTCAGCGTTCCAAGAACCGTCAGGTTGGTGCCCGCCGGCAAGACGATGGTGGGCGGGGTGGCTGTAGTGCTGATCAGCGTGAGATCTTTCACGACGATGTTGCCACTCAGTTGAAGGACAGAACCGGGCGCACAGCTGTCCGACAGGACTACGCTGCTGGCCCCAAGATTCAAGGGGACGGTGCTCGTAAGGTCTCCACTGACGTTCAATTGCCCCCCGTCCCAGTAACCGTGGCCCCTGAGTCGAAAGCGAACGAGCCGGTGTCAAAACTCCCCGTACCCAAAGTCAACTCGCCCTGCATGATGACCGCCGTGCAAGGAAGCTGGAAAGAGCCTCCAGCAAGATCAATGCTGCTCCCCGGGGGCACGACCATCTGCCCCCATGCCGATCCACACACCGCTGCGCTCAGAACCAGCGAAGCAACGCCCCGCTTACCAAGTCCTACCATTTGATGATCTCCGCGACCGGGCGTCACGCCCTTAAGTTTTCAAGCGGGCATGCAACCTCCCTGGTACACGCCCGAGCGGCATGATCATCAGATACAAAATAGCATTTAGTTAACAAAAATTAACAATTGATAGCCTCATTTCATTTATCGAAAACTATTAACTATTAGCGTGCTACCCAACGGCGTCCTCTCTGTATGCGTAAATGTCGCTCGCCTGGGGCTGGCGTTACGTGGTCGTCGTTCCCTCTCTCAGTCTGTAGCGATGCACTGGCTTGCGCGCCGGCAGCTCGGTGAGCCGACTTTCAACCTGGCACCCGCGCACCAGGTACTGCAGTGCCCAATCGATCTCCCCTTTGCTGCGGCCCAGGGCCAGGACCAGCTCGGAATGGAAGAACCAGCGCCCGGGGGCCTGTCGTAGAAACCGCAGCAGCACGTCGGTGCCACTGCCCGGGCGGATGACGCCCGCAGGACGCGGGTTGTTGTGCCGCGCCCCCTCCTCGTGCCAGCCCTCCAGCTGACCAGCCCTCCAGTCCATGCAGCTCAAGCGGTGCCACCTTCTTCTTTTTGCGTGTCGTCGCGGTTCGTGTGCGCGGCCTTGGTTTCCAAGATGGTCCTCTTTCAAAAATCCAGAATCGGCGTGGCGTTGAGCAGGCCCAGCGCCCACAGCACAGCGGCTCGGTCGCGGGCATCGATGTTCGGGGCGTAGGCCAGCGCGCGCCATGCCAGGACCTGGCGCAGATGCGCGGCCATGAACGTGGCTTCCTTGCGTGCGGCGGGCGCAAGCCCTTGGTCCAGCCAGGAATGGCAGGCGGCGCAGCCCCAGGCGCTGTAGTGGTCGTCGGCCTTCCTGCGCTCCCCCTTCCCGTGGATGATGCCCGGCCGTCGCGGCTGGCGAAGTGCTCCAACAGCCTGGCCTCTTCCTCGGGCAGCAGCCGGCGCGAGCGCTGAGCCGGCTTGGCGATCACACGTGTGCGCAGCAGCTCGGACTTGGCACGGTGCAGCACCTGCAG